ATTCAGTTTCTGCATTGCTTGCTACTTGAACATTAATTTTAATGTTGTATAGTGAATCACTATAAGGCATGCCTGCGGTGTCTGCTGCATTGGCAAGTCTACCAAAATTTCTTTTATTAATTGGACGTCCCATTTGTTTTCTCCTTATGTTGACGTTCTAGGTCTACGCGGTGGGGCCGCATAATGTTGTCTAGACATAGTATTTATATAAAAAGAAAGGACTCCGAAGAGTCCTTTCTAAGATTAAAAACTTTTGTAAAGTTTTTAGATTAGCTGAATACTGCGTTAGCAATTGTTACAGTACCTAGATAATCAGCTGCGTTACCTAGAGAACTTGCACTGTTGCTTAGTTCAACATATCCATAACGAGTCATAAAGCTTACGACTGGTTCGAATGTTGCTGGATCTAGAACAACACCACTGCTCATTAATGGAATGTATGGGCAGTAGAATGCAGCAGCATCGCTTTCGCTTGAGCCTTTGTAACCAACTAATACTGTGTCATTTGACGCATAGGTGTTTACATAAACTTTCATTGCATTGTTCAATGTACCAACGAACTTAGTGTTAGTTGGAGCTTCGAATGTACCTTCTGTTGTTCTTGCGAACGCAGAAGTTGTAGCACTCTGAAGAATTGTTAATGCTGTTGGGCTAACAACTGCCCAGTTACCAGCGCCACGACGTGTACGCTGAGCGATTGTGTTAGCAACACGGTTGATCATAACTGCTAAAGCAGCATGTTCGTCACCAACGAATGTAGCAGTACCAGAAACAGCAGCCTGGTCATATGCTTGTTGGTTTTGTGTTCCTGCTAGTGTTGTTAAGCTAGCTAAAATTTCTTGATCAATTTCAGCAGTGATTTCTTGAGCAAGAGCTGCCATGATTTCTGCTTCGATGTCAATACCTTGTTGAGCTTGTGCATCTTGTGCTGCTTCAAATGTCCAACGAGCTGATAGCTTACGAGTCTTAGCTTCAACTGTTTGCTTTAAGATTTGAATGCTTAGTCTGTTACCAGCTTGTCCTTCTAGAGCGGCTGTAGCAGCAGCTTTAGCAGTTGAAGTGTTACCAGAATATGCTTCAGCAATCTTAAATGGACTTAGAGCTTCTTCACCAGCTACTGCTCCGCTTGCACCAGTACCTGCTGTGTCGCTGTAACGAACACGTAGGGTATGGATTTGTCCAACTGGACCAGTCATTGGTTGTACACCGACCAACTCGTTAGCGATAACTGTTGGCATAACACGACGGATTACTGGAAGAATCACGCGGTTTAATGTTGCGACGTTGCCGGCAGAAGTTGCACCACCTGTTGCACTTTCAGCGAGATACTTACGAGTATTCTCGAGAGTTGATGCCATAACAGATTTTTTTGTGCCTTGTAAGCCTTCTAATAGGGCTTCTTTTGTTTCTGCCCAACGGCTTGTTAGTAGTTCTGACATTATTTTTCTCCTAATTAATGTTTTAAATTCCAGCAAGACGGCGAATATCAAAGATATTATGATCTGCTTCGCTCTTGCTGCTACTTACGCTGTTGGTTTCTTTATTGCCTGTAATTTCTTTAGCCTCTACTAGTGCCTTTTTCTTCTGTGGTGCTTCGCCAGCAATAACTGCTGGTAAGTATTTTTCAAAATTATTTCGTAATTTTGTAGTTTGAACACTTTCCAATAATTCAATCATAATAGCTTTTTGACTTGTGGCCAATGGGCTTACTAGTTCATCAATAATTGCTTTGCGTTCTACACTTTCTTTTAGTGCCTTGACTTCTGCTTCTTTGCTTTCTGAGATTAGACGTGCTTCTGCTACAGCGTTTTTAGCAGCAGCAACTTCTAGTTCTTTCAAGTTTATAACTTTGAGCAATTTAGCTGTTTCTGATTTTTCGCTTAGATAGCTGTTTTGATATTCGCTAGAAAATGCTTCGAATAGCTTACGGCCGAAGTCGTTACGACGAGCCGCTTCAATATCTTCTTTAAGTTGTCCAATTTCTTTTTTAAGTCCTTGGCTAACTGTGTCTTCAACTAACTGAGCTGCACGTTTGATAAATTGAGTTTTAAGTGTAGCAAATGCTTCTTTACCTTCTCTTACTAAACGTACTTTTGTTTCTGCGATATCTTTTTTATCAACTTGAAACTCTGTAATTTCCTGAGCCAATGCTTCAACAACGAACTGCTCAAGTGTTTTAAACTTTTGAGCCATTTGTACTTGATCTTCATGCAATTCTAGAACTTCTTTTGCTAGTTGACGTGAAACGAATTCGTTAACTGTTCTAGCATTTTGTTTCATTGCAATTGCATACTTGGCTTTTTGTTCTGCTAAGTGTTTGCGATCTTCTACAAATTCAGCGATTTCTTCTGCTAGTCTGTCACCAAGCATACGGTCAATTGCTTCGACCATAATCTGCTTGTCGTGTTCATAACGTTGTGCAAATTCTTCGCGTAATTGTTGTGTGACTTGAGTACGATTCTCATTGATCTTCGATTCCCAAGACTTTTCAATATCAGCTTTGATCTCTTCAGAAATCACATTGTTTTCAAATAGTGTTTTAAGTGCTTCCAACATGTGATTCTCCTTTTTTATTGGAGTCCGCTTATTATTTTCAATAAGCTTTCTTTAAGATACTTCTGCGCCTTTGGATCATCCTGAACTTCTTTCGCTATGCGTAAGCTTCTATAACCCCCTTGATGATTCATCAAGTGTTCATAGATTGGTGTAGGATATGCTCCAGGAGCACTGGGTTGAGCCACCACATCGACTGTGATGATTTCAAAATCTTTTACGAATCCGTCATTGTTAACATCGCCAGATCCGCGACTTGATACTCCCAACTTTACGCCGGCTTCCAACATAGTTTTAACTAACTGGCCCATTGGAGTCGGGAGTATTTTAAGTTTTCCATAACCGTCTGCGCCATCCATCCACATTTCTGTAACCATATGGCACACACGATCAAGGTTGATTCTGAGGTCGTCTGGATGATCTACTTCTCCTAATACTGAGTAGCCGCCAGCAATCTGATCGTTCAAGGTTTTGACAGCCCTTGAAATCTCATTTGCAGGATAAACTCTTTGATTTTGATTCCTCTTGTCGCCTTGAATGCAAATCCCTTTTAGATAAAGGGATTTGCCATTGGCACTTTCTTCGGATTCAACGACCATTTTTGCTTGGTCGAAACTCAGATTTTCTCGAAGTGGTTTCATCTATAAACCTTATTTTGCGCGACTCTTAACGCCGTTTAGAGGGCTACCTGCACTCTTATCGCCGTCATCACCGCCTGCTGGTGTGCTTACTTTCTTAAGATGCTTAACACCAGCTTTTCCGCCAGGAACATTTACATTACCTGCGTTATCTTCTTTAGTTGAAGGATTTGCTAATCCTCCTTTTGTACCGCCTGATGTGCTTTCGCCACCGTTTAAAATATTAGCGGTTGTACCACCCATGTCGTTCTTTCCAGCAACAGTTGACTTGGTGTTAGAACCGTTGTCGCCCATTTTTGGATTACCAACTTTTTCAATGTACTCACGCATAAAACTTACGTCGTCTGCCATGGTCATTTTCATGTCATCACCGCCCATGTCGTCATCGCCCATGTCGTCGCCCATGTCGTCGCCCATGTCGTCGCCCATGTCGTCATCACCCATACCGCCTAATTCTGCTTCGAATTTAGCTTGTAGCTCGTCCATAGCAGCTTCTAGGTCCATAACACGGTCTTCTAAATCTTCATCGCCGCCCATGTCGTCGCCCATGTCATCCATGTCTTCTTCATCATCGGATGCTTCGATATCTTTTAATAAATCATCGCTTTGATCCATTGAATCTTCGTCGTCGCCTTCGCCGAACGCAAAGTCTTCTTCCATTTCTTCGTCTTCTTCAGGATCTGTAGCCTCTTCGACGTCTTTTTCTTCGTCGTCTTCTTTATCTTCTTCTTCCAATTCATCAAATTCTTCTGATAGAATTGTTTCATAAATCTCGCGCGATTTTTCTACCACAATTTGGTGGAAAATTTCTTTCGCGGCTTCTTGGTCTTCATTAATTAGATGTTCGAGCATCTGCTCGAATTTTGATCGATCAGTCATAGTTTTCTCCTATAAAGATGTAAGGCTGTCAAATTATATTTACAAAATATCAATAAAAACACGCAATAATAGCTTATTTTTACATGATTTGATTCCATGTAGGCATTTGTCTATGGAATTCTTCGTATTTCATATGTTTAAAATTTGGATATGTCCATTCAGGATTAAAAAAATCATCGTTTATAACTCGATAAAATTTTACTCTCCAATTTTGTTTTATGATTTGTTCTGTTTGTCGTTGCCAATTTCCGTAGTAAGTAGCAGTATCTGAGCTTTTTCTATAATTTGTAGTGTCGGCATAAACATTGTTTAACAGACCATTAACTCCTACGAAATCAAATCCACAAATGTAAATTTCAGTGCCACCATTTTTAACTGCTAAATCTAATGCAGTGGGTCCTGAACTCCACCCTAGACTGGGATTAAAATACTTAAATCCGCTGAAATTTCTGTACTTTGCATTAGGATTAGTCCACACTTCATGCGTAAGCTGATACCCTGATTTTTCTATTTCTACTACCATTTTAGGATCAACTGCTACAAGATAATCAGGTTCAAATTCTCTATATAAGGCATTACAGCCATATATTTTCCCGTATCTTTTAAGTTGATGTAATTTTAAATTGAGTCGACTACGCCCATTGCCCAGAACAAAACATCTCATCATAATCCTTTTATGATTAATTATGCTGCTGGTGCTGGCGGAGTGAAATACATTGATTTAATTAATTCTAGTTCTCTTTCTTGTTCAAGTATATGAGCTTCACTGGCTTTACGAAGTTCATTTATTTGCTGTAAAGATAATCTAGTTTTACGTGTGTCTTCTCTTTCTAATTGAGAGGAATCTTTTTTAGGATTGTAAGTTAACCCCATGGCTACAGCCTTGGCGTCATTGTCTAGATAAAATAGTTCACGTAAAATCATATTAATATTTATGCAGCTGGAGGTGCAGCAGCCGGTGCGCCGCCGACTGGACTTGCAGCAGCTCCTGGTGCCATACCTTCTGCTCCAGGCACAGCTCCAGCTTCTGGTGCCATTGTTTCATCAGCAGCAGCACTAAGATCGCTAGACATTCCTGCTTGACTTATTCCTGCGCCTCTTAACTCTGCACCACTATCAGATGCTTGTGTTTCTGCTTTACCGTTTTCCTCTCTCCATAGACGTTCGTTTTCTGCTATCTCTTCGTCGGTTAATCCTAAGAATCGTTTCATAGCAAAACGTTTACTAATTGTAGGAATCTGGCTTAATGTTTGATATGTAGGAGCTCTAGCAGTATCTAACTCACTTTGTCTTGTAGCAGCAAAATTTTGCGGAGGTTCAAACTTAACTTCAAATAAACTGCTATCAATGTTGACTCCTTTATCTTCTAAATAAAGTTTAAATTCTTTGTCAAACATATCCTGCATCAGACTTTGCAGTCTCATACAATAATTGTTAAATCTTAATTCTTGAATATATGCTGTTCCGACTCTACCATCGTTATATTGACTTTGACTGTCATCTGCTCCTGTAGGCAAATAACTACTTGGAATTCTTAATCCTCGAAATAACTTGTTAGTAAAGTATTTTAAATCGTCAATTTCGCCTAAGTTTGTACCACCAGGTAGTGTTTCAACTTTGCTGCCTCTGCCTTCTGCTGTTTGCGGGAAAAAGTAATCTTCATTTATTGAAAGAGGATTATAAGCAGAATCAATAACATTATTACCGCCACCAGTAGCAGAAGGAATTCTTCGCT